AATTTTCATCTTGGGTTCTTTATATCTGACTCCCTCAGAGTCCCAGACATTTAATATGTATCTCTTTTTGGCAGTCCATATACCTCTGTCAGCAATGTTCTCCCTCTTCATGATCATCTTCTGATCATACGCCGAAACGTACGACGCAAGCTCCTGATACGAGGCATCAATGAACGGTTCCAACCGATCTTTGCAGACCTTATCAAGAAGCTCAACGATCCGAACCTTATCGTCAGACTTATTACCAAAAAATTTATCAACAACAGGTCCGAGATTAAGATATATTGAGTCGGTGTCACTTGCAATGACATAATCTACCTTATCTGTAGAGAGTAGTTTATTTAGATACCCATTCATCTTGTTTTCTATCCATCGGATAGAAACTTGACCAGATAAAGTAATAGCTTCAGCGTTCGCAAGGCGATAATACCGAAAATGCTCGTTCCCAATAGCACCATAAGCACTGTTAAGTGAGATCTTCTTAGCCATCTGAATGTTATTACATCTTGCAATCTCTTTTTCAAGAGTCTTGGTCGGTGTCTTTTCATATGCCTTCTTCGCCTCAATCATTTTCTTCTTAAATATGACCCTAGAGTCATACATCTTCTGCATCATCAAAGGTAGAAACCCTTGCACGTCCTTCCTGTACTGTGCTCCATTGGCACAGACAGCAAACTCACCATCAATCTCACAATCTTTATTCAGAATCCGTTCAACGCTCGTGCTGGGATGTCTAGTCTCCCAGAGGGTTTCTGGTGAGATATTGTACTGCATAATAAGATGAGGATACAAGCTATTAAGGTCAAAATTGACCACCCAATCATAGCGTCCTGGTTTCGGTTCCTTGACATAAGCTCCTGCGTACTTTGCGTCTTTAGTTGCTTCCTTCTTAGGAGGGATAGCAATCTTTCTTTTGTTTAGTTCACAATAGATGTAGTTATCCCACATCCTTACCTGAGAAAATACATCCTCGTAGTTTACCTTAGCATCATAAGCCATTGTGAACGCAAGGTCAAGTAGTTTCATCTTATCATCAAGTTGATCTACTAACCTAACGTCATGTATGTTGTAATCGATAAACTTCTGCCAATCTTTCTCATAGAACTCTTTAAAAGTATCATACTCAGAGTGATCTAACTTTCTTGCTCCAAGTTCAACCATACAGATGTGATCGAGACGATAGCTTTCTTGGTTTGTATAAGTAAATTTTCTGTAGAGCTCGAGATAATCCAGAGTTGAAATTCCTGGAAGATCGTAAGCGATCTGTCTCCTTCCTTTGATGTAGATTTCCCTCGAAGATATAAGCTTCCAAGGACTAAGACTCTTAGCAGCTTTTGCACCGAGTATCCTATCAATACGCCGAGCGATATAGGGAATATCAAACAACTGTACGTTCCAACCCGTAATAACGTCAGGACAATTTTCATTCCAATAACCCAAAAATGCTGTCAACATAGACTCTTCAGTCCTGAAGTGCATATAGTCTACGTCATCATGCTTGTTGTCAAATGGTCTAGCACCAAACACAACAATGCGACCAGAATAAGAATCCTTAATACTGATCGCTAGTATCTCTTGATCTGCTGATTCTATATCAGGGAATCCATTCTCAGCAGCAGTCTCAATATCTATATTAAATACACGAATCCTAGAGGTATCAAACTTGATATGCTCCTCTGGATGTTCTTCTGCAATATACTGATAAAGATACCTAGTGTTACCATAGATATCAAAGTCAGGTACTTCTTTATATTCTTTTATAAACTCCTTAGCGGAATTAATAGAACCCATCTTCATAGGTTCTACACAACTTCCCTCTAATGTTTTCCAATCGGTATAATTTTTGGTAGGCACATACAGGGTGGGGTTGAAACTCACCCTGTATGAAAATGCACTACCTGCATCATAACCACGCACTAGCAAACGATTGCCAGCTTGTTCAACGTTGGTGTAGAACTTCATTCAGATTCAATGTAACGAGCGAGAACTTTCTTACTTGGATTAACCAACACTAGTATATCAGATGATCTGATAACAACTTCATCGTCCTCAGAATGAGGAGGCCATGATATTAATTCACCATCGTCCTTTACCTGTTTAGGGTGGTATAGTACACAGTCTGGATCACCAAACTCTACACCACCCAGTTCTTCTACTCTAGCTACCAGCCACTGGTCCCGTAGTAGCAGCAGCCGCACTAGATTCTCCTGTTGTTCCTCCTGCATTTAAAATGTCCTCTCCATTATTAGGTAGGAAGCTTAGATCAACTCCAGCATCCTTCAACTTCTGTACATAATTTGTCATGATCTCGTTGTTTGGAGGCATGGCAGTAACCACATGTTGTGGGTTAATTCGGAAGTCTTCATAGGGTGTGAAAACATTCCACCTTCTATAATTCACACGATACACAGCATCAGGAGCACCTTCTGTACCCTCTACTTCAAGCTCTGTAACCAAAGGATATAGCATTTGGTATGCTACAAACTTATCATCCTCACGAACTTGGGAGAAGTTACAAATGATTTGCTCTCCTGATGCTAACGTAACGATGCGAATATTGTGTTGAATTTGTGGTGCAGCAGGAGCACCTTGTGGTGCTTCAGGCGCACCAGCAGCTGAATCCGTCATAATTTATTAGTCTACGGTTTTATTAGTATACAGTATATTTAACCACTTGTCAAGTCAAAGCCAATCTTTCCTAGCATGATGCTCAGGAACGATCTTACCTAGACTCACAGTGAGAAGACCATCTTCGAAGACAACTGACTTAATCTCAACATCATCAGAGATAGTCCAAGACCTTGTGAAGGATCTCTGTGCTAGTCCCTTATGAGTGTAGGTTGTGTCAGTTTCTTTGTCTTCCTTCTGACCTTCAACAAACAGTTTACCATACTCTGTGTAAACTGCAACCTCTTTCTTCTTGAATCCAGCAAGTGCAATCTCCAAACGAGACTCCACATTGTTTACATGAATCAAATTGTATGGTGGATAGTTAGATGTTGTTTCATGTATATTAAAAAATCCATCGAGGAAGTCATCCAACCCGATAGAGTTCTTGTTTATTCTTTCTAGTAGTGCTGGCATATCCGCAGCACGATAACGTGTTAAGTCACCCATGATAGTAGCTCCTTATTAAGCGAGTTTGTGTTTTGTGTACCCTTACGGCGTACACTATTATTTAACCACACTATAGCTTGATTGACAACAGTATTATTTTCGCAAGATCCGTATCAGAAGTTTCGGTTTTCCTGATATATTTGAAGTTGTATTCATTAAAAAGATCAAAAGCTAGGGTATACCGAACCTTAGCACTTTGATTCTTGTCAACCCTATGCTGCAACCATGAAGGAAACAAGGTGACAACACCTGGTTCATTCTTAACTTGGAAATACCCATGATATAAACTGAACAATGGTATCCAATAGTCTGTAGTGGTCCATGGATTAAGATTGTGTAGTGACATGTTTCCACTAACAAAAGCATTCTCATGTAAGGCATGGGAATGCATTCCAATCTCTTGTCCGTTCTCTAATCTAGTAAACCAACCTCTAATCCAGATATCTTTTCTATCCAGAACAGGAAACTCAAGTGCCTCACAATACTCAACGTAACTGTCATAGATAAGATCTCTTAAAATTTTAAATACTGAATGATGCCAAGTAAAAAGATTGTACTTAGTCCATAAAGATTTCCAATTGGCAGCAGATAGAAACTTTGACTCATCTATCTGACCCAAGTAAGTCTGGTTTGCTATGACCCTTATTTCCTTTGCGAGTAAAGCATCATACTCATCACAAAAAACATGTGCATCTAAACTAGGTGCAAATGGTGACTTAGGTTCCCAAGTTTTCCAACGGTGTATCTTATCAGTTTGTTTATGAATTACAAGATGATTAAGATCATTATCAATGATTTGCATTATGAAGGGTCTGTCTTCTTCCTACCAATATTATACTTGCTTTCTAGTGTCCAGTCATCCTTTTCTTTGAATGCTAGAACCTTAATTTGATTAAGAGGTGCTAGGTCAGTTACCTTATTAGCATCAGAAATCTTAATCAAACCCCAATCTGATAACAACTGAATGATTCTGTTGCGACGTTGCACATCATTCGTACTTAAATTTGTTTTCTTACCATCTAAGGCAAACAGTTCTTTAAAATGAACTATGTAATACTTACCCTGCTTATGTAAGATGTGACATGACTGGTATATCTTCTTTTCTTTTCTAGAAGCTACACCTATCCTAGTTAATGTCTCTCTCACCTTCAGGAAATCATCTGGTTCACTCAGCAATACTTCAATCATGTCTGATTGTTTCCACTGAATCTCAGTTTCGACGCTCATTTTTTCCACCCTTTCTCAATGAATATTTAATATGTTCAAGTTGATCCTTTGTGAGAATCCTGAGTGCTTGCAGAGCCTTATCATCATTATAACCATAATACTCTTTAACTATATCAAGATATTCAATAGAATCTTTACGTGCCCATGGCGAAAAACGCTTCCTAGGCTTGAGACTATTTATATAAAAGTCGTACTGCATCTTCTTAGGAAGATGAGAAGACTTATTCATTTCATTGGCATAAAGAATAGCGTCTGTGAAAGATGACAAGCATCTATTCACGACGTAGGGTGTGTACTTTTTTTCTGCATCAATGTCATCTTCCATCAAGTTCTTCTTAGACTGATTGATAGAATACAAATAATCTTTTAGTTGATACATGTCATTTCTTTTCGTCTTGTTTTTTCCATGCCTCAATGAGCAAAAGCAGTTCATCGATCCGCTTCTGTGCTACCTCAATTTTCTCTTGAAGATTGGTCTTACTCATTTGAACACAGCATTAACAGACATTACTTTAGCATGTGGGTTACGTACTTTGGCAACCTCTTTTGCTTCTTGGTAGTCACGTGCTTCAACAAACTCACTATAGACCTTGCCAGCAACGTAGAGTTTTACTTCACACTTCATAATTTAAAAGGACAAGTTCCTTACGAGACGCTTGATCTGTATTATAGCACCCCACAGACCTCATGGTGTAAGTATGTGCAAATTCCGCAACTGTCCACTCGCTGAAACGATCCTTAACAATTTGGTTTGAATTGTAAGATATTAACTGCCGAGCAGTATAATGATCACAATCATAAGCAAACTGATCATGATTAAAGGACTTGTGCATACCACCCTTCTTACCATAGAGATTGTCTTTAATATCATAGGGTGGATCAAGATAAATGAATACATCTTTCTCGTCTCCTAAGAGTCTTTCGTAAGAAAGATTGGTGATTTTCCAATCTTGTATGAGTTCTGAGTACTCGCTAAGTTTTTCGATTCCTCGAAAGGAGAAGTTGGACTCTGATGCTTGTGGAGAAAATGATGAAGACTCAGTGAGGCCACTGAAGCTACACTTATTAACGATATAAAAAGCGATGGCACGATCAAGGTTAGATTTTTCTTTGTCATTCACATCCTCCTTTGAATCATTAAATAAAGTTCTTGCAGTCTCACGATCAGGATGCATATTCTTCTTAGAGAGTATAGCATCTTCGAGATCTTGACCATTGTCTCTGAGTTCACACCAGAAATTATAAAGAGGTTCGTACAGGTCATTGACCCATACCTCAATGTGAGGATACCTCTTTGTAATTTCTAATGCTACTGACCCACCACCTAAGAATGGTTCTCTAAACTGTTTTACCTGGGTAAGGTCTGGGAGGAACTGCAACAACTTTGGGACTGCTCTGCTCTTCCCTCCTGGATATCTTAGTGGTGTCTTTAGACTCTTTGATGTTATTGGCATTGTAAGGATTTGGTCGCTTTAATTCAGTCATGGGAAACTCCACTTGCTAAAGTAATTTAGCACACTTTATAGGAATTCGCAAGTCATCATAATTTCTGTTAAACATGCAAGCATGTTGATCTCTTGGTCAGGGACGTTTGAGATATCTCTCATATACTTTGCGATAACTAACACAGCTTCTGGAATTGAAGCAGGTTTTAACACGCCATATAAATTGTCATAAATCTTACGCATAATCATGCTAGGATCATTATCCATGTGTTGAACTACCCATGTTTTTACAGTCTTGAAATCTTTCTGCTTCAATGCCGTAAGAAGATGATCGAAGTTAACATCAGCAACGTCCACGAGGATAGCACTATCGATGGCTCCATTTGCAGCGTACCGTTGACACTCGTTAATAAGACGACGATAATCGGGATAGTAACGACTAATGAGTTTAGCAACAACTTTGTCTTCAAACTTAACTTCTTCATTTTTTAAAATCCATCTAAGACGATCAAAGAATTGTTTCTGCAACTCTAACTTCTGACCATTCTTTACACGAAAATCAACCACCGTACACCTAGAGTGTAGTGGTTCAATAATCTTATTAATAAAGTTGCAAGTAAATATAAACCTACAGTTATTGTGGAACTCCTCCACAGCACTTCTAAGCGAGAGTTGTACATCATTGGTTGTATTGTCTGCCTCATCTATAATAACGACCTTGTGGGACGCACCAGATGTCAGAGACACAGTAGATGCGAACGTCCTGATCCTGTTCCTAACAGTGTCAAGGAACCTACCCTCATCAGATCCATTGATCATAATGTAGGATGCACCAATCTCTTCACATAAAGCTTTGGCAATAGTTGTTTTACCTACACCAGCAGATCCACTGAGTAATAGGTTTGGAAGTTCTCTCTGGAATACAAATCCATGAAAGACCTTCTTTATACTGTCTGGTAAGATGCAGTCCTCAACAATAGTAGGACGGTACTTCTCAACCCATAAAAAATCTTTGTTCATTAAACGCACCAGGTAACCCAAGAATAACGTATACCACCTGTCACTGTCGTGACTTCGTGTGGAAATAAAAACACAGAAGGGAACGCAACAACATCACCCTTCTTCAAATCAACCCGATACTCATTCCAGAAAAGTAAGTCTCCTCCTTCATAATCATCATTAAGTACACCAATGAGACTGGTGGTAGGAATACCACGAACATTACCATCAAACATATCATGAATATGATCGTGGTGTGGTTCAATAGATTCACCAACAGAATACTTGTTGAACTTCATGTCACCTGTAGTTGACCAGAAAATATCAGAATTGGTATTCTCTTTAACAAAATATTTTTTGTTATATTCGAGACAGAGATCTCTAATATATGGGAAGACTTTCTGGCGACACTTTTCATTCTTTACTGTTTGAAAATCTCCTTTACTATAAGAAGATTGTTCCTTTGCATCGTACCAACCGTGATCTTCCCACCTATCTTTCTTCTCTAATCTCTTAATTACACTATCACATACATCCTCTGGTAGAAGATTCATTTTAAAAATGTAATCTTTGAGATGAGGATATTTTAAACTCACGGTTCCAATGCGATATAATATGTGAGATCTGTATCAAGATTAGTCCACTCAGAAATCAACTGAGAAGATACCTTCACAGAATAATTACCTGGTACTAATCTAATGTTCTCAATCTTAACATCAAGAGAGAACTCACCTTCAAAATCTCCAGTAGCATCTTGCTCATATGTATTACTGGTATCATTCTCCTTGTCCCTAAGAATCAATTTGATATTTCCTTTAGTAGTATCAAATGTAAGGTCAGGTAGATCATATACAGATGATGCTTTCTGCAATGCAAAAAGATCCTCAGCAGTAATGCTAAATGATATATCTCCACCAGGAAACTTTACATTTTTTTCAGGAGCAGACTTGAGCGTAATCTCAGGGTCACTAAAATAATACTTAGCAGAGCGACCACCGCCACGAATAGTGACAAAATCCCCAGAGGTGAAGTCCAGTTGAGGATTGTCAAACAGAGAGATACCTGAAAGAAACTGGCCAAGATCATATATAGCGAAGTCAGTTGGAAAGCTTTCTTCACTAGTATACTTTGCGAGGATGTTCTCTGCATTGCTGATGGTTCTGATAACATTACCCTTCCTAAAAACAATAGATGAATTAATCGTACTATAGTTCTTAAGCACGTTTAATGTTTGTGTCGATAGAGTTACTTTACTCATTTGTCGTAATCAACTGTGAATGATGTGGATCCAGTGTTAATGGATGCTGCCTTAGCAGCCTTGTCATTAAAGTGTAGCAAAAGAAGACCATAGTGAATGATCTTTATGATGTCCTTACGTGCTGAACCTTTACGATCATAACGTGATGCATACTTAAGGACATTACTCCTACAGAATGCTTCAGCATCACCTACAGAATCAATGAGGTCAAGAGTCTGAACGTTTCCGACAGAATAATGACCTCTGTAAGTATTGCTGATATAATCGCTGATCTCCTTCAGCAATTCATCTTCATTGTATTTCATCAAGGTGTCCATACATAATTAATGTCTTCATAATAGCACTCTTTCAGTGAACCGTCAAGATTTACAATTGAAATCTTATCATTCTGAACCTTGACGACTCTGGCAGAAGCACCTCCCTTAAGGGAGATGACACTGCCTATAAACCTGCAATCACCTGACTTCATCATGACTCCTCCTGATCTACTTCAGAATCTATCTTATCATACAAGTCAAGGAATGACTGCTTTGTCTCATCATCGAAACGATTGATGCAGAGTTTAATTGCCTTCATACGATCCTGCCAGATTGCGAATGCACGGATCACGTGTACCAAACGACGAGTTGAAATAACCTCATCGATACCACCATCCTTGAATGTTCTACGAATGATGTCTGCCCAGTTAGCAAGGTGTACACAGAACTCTTCATCTAAAGCACCAAGATTACCAGCAACCTTCTCAAGGATCTTCTGTTCTGTTTTAACAGATGGATAATCCTGCTCAAAGGTCAATGCGAACCTTTCGAGGAAAGCTTCATTAAGAACATTTGTACCAATAAAGCGTCCATCATCTGAACCTTTACCTTTAGTATTAGCAGTTGCAATAACATTAAATCCTGGTGCTCGCTTAACATACCTACCGATCTTCTTAAGGAAGACACCCTTACCTTCTAGGATAGACTGAAGACAAAGGATTTTATTTGATGCAAGGTCAACTTCATCTAGAAGCAACACTGCTCCCCTCTCCAAAGCTTCCACCACAGGTCCGTTGTGCCAAGCAGTTTGGCCATTAACAAGACGGAACCCACCAATAAGATCATCTTCATCGGTTTCAATGGTGATATTTACACGAATGAGTTCTCTATTTAGTTGAGCACATGCTTGTTCTACACCCAGAGTCTTACCATTACCAGAAAGACCAGTAATGAATGTAGGGTAGAAGAGTTTACTGTTGATAATTTTCTTTACATCAGAGAAGTTACCAAAAGGAACAAAGTTTGGATCCTTTGATGGTACTAGGTTCTGTACTTCCTGTGGAATAACAGCAGGAGCAGTAATCTGACGTTCTAGATTTTCTTTTACATCCTCAAGAGACCATGTACCACGCTTTACATAATACTTACGAATCCTCTTGACTGTAGATGCATAACCAATTCCAAAATGACTTGCTGCTTCACGTACGTGGTCTGCATTTACTTCTGTACCATTGTTATCGATTAGGTACTTAACTAATTGTTTTGTAGTTAGTGGATTCTTTGCTGGCATTTGCTTGTTTGTTTGTTATGTACTAATGATAGTAAAAAACCCCTTCGTTGTGAAGGGGTTGTGTGTCACTTCTTCAACTGGATCACTGTACCGTCTTTGGTGGTTACCGTTGCTTCAGTGAACCTATCAATTATACGATCAACAACAGAAAAAGCTTCCTCAGTAGGAGGTGACTGAGTTACAGTAGTATCTGCCTTAAAAGCATAAGCAGGTTGTGGGATGGGTGCTCTCTTTTCAACAGGTAGAACTACTTCCTCGTAAATATCAAATGGTAGTTTAACCTGTTCTTCTGAAACCTGAGCACTTCTACCGAAGTAAGAAGGATTGCTAACCCTGAATTCTGCGAAGATAGGGTCTTCGTTCTTAGTTGTATTCCAGATACAACTTAAACGTTTCGCCACATCATCCCAGTCCTTCTCTTGCATTTCATCAAATGCAGTAGGATAGTTTTCCCTGAAATATGACTTAGCACATTTCTTTATGTACCTCACCTGAGTACCATTAGGCTTTCGGTGGATTTGACGTTGGAGAGCTGCAATTAGGATCTTTCCGATATGCAAAGTTTCATAATTGCGAAATTCTCTACACAACTGTTTGAGTTTTCTCATAGATTTTGTGAGATTCGGCCTGTTTGATTAAGTATAATACTGAAAAGGGTATTTGTCAAGCAACATACCCAATGAAAGAGTTCAACAGTTTCTTGTTTGTTGACTTAGACTTCAGCATCTTTTTGAAAGCACGAGATATGTCTGCTTTCTTTGCTCCCGATTCTACCTTGAACTCTGTATCAGTGTCAAGGGCGGTTTGCTGTATAGCATAGAGAGCAGTGTATCCTAGTGGGTTTGGAACAATGACGGACTTGTCCTTTCTCCACTGTGACTGGATTCTTTCGTAGTTCTGATGATTATCAGAGTATCTGCAAACGAATTCATTAAGGCGATTGCCACTAAGAATTCTAAATCCAATAACATTAACACCAGCGTTACGATCACGAAGTTGTTCGAGTAACTGGTTAGTTAAACCATAGTATGAGTTGGATAGAGGCTTGTATACTATTCCAGTCTTACGATCACGGAGTGCATTAAACCCACCGATTGTACTGCAATAGATTTTATCCTCACCATCATCTCTACTAGTCTTTCTACCATATCCTGATCTTGCTCCTTCGCCATCTGTAAGAATACATACGTTTACTTTCTCAAGATCATTCTTCTTTCTGAAAGATGGAATGATATAGTTAAGCATAACGATTGCTTCATTCAATGGTGTACCAGACAGTTGTAAACCTTCTGGAACTTGATAGCATGATCCACGATGATCTAAAGCATATGTGCAACGATACATGTTCTTGCACTGTCTTTCATAATCACGTGAATTACTACGAGATGAGATAACGTTTAATAGATTAAACTCACCATTTCTGATATGGAATTCACCTTCTACAGGTTGATTCCTCTGATCAGAATCATAGTACCAGTAAGCACGTGCTTCAGGATTGTTGTCCCTAATCATTTGAACAACTCTCCATTCATTAGTGAAAGCATATACTTCAAATGGTATACTAACCTTCTTACAGAATGCTGTCAAGTTTAGGATCTGCTTTAAGGTTGCATGGATCTGATCTGTCATAGAACCAGACCAATCAAGAAGGAAAAGTAAACCATGATTCTTGCCATCAGGTACTACAGAGATCTTCTTAAAGATGTCCTCATTGTACATGTAAGTATGAAGCTTACTTGTATCAATAACACCAGTCTTAGATGTAGTAGCACGTGCATAAGCACTAGCAGACTTACGGCATTCAAATTCTTTTACAAGATAGTTTACTTCTTTCTGTGCCTCTTGTCTATACTCTCTATAAGATTGATCTGCATCATCAAGACCTTCTTGTCTCCAGTATAGAGTACCATCTTCTCCTCTAGATTCTCTTGGTGGATCTTGTGCTTCAAAACGCTCGTCAATCCACTCATGAATTTCTTTCCAATCTACAAGATAATCATCTAACTCAACACTACTTGGAATTTCAAAGTATCCAATGTTATGTCCGTTACCTTGACTCAATCCTGAAGAATTAGAATCGAAAGACTTCTGTGTTCTAGAAGTATCAATGTCCTGAGCACCTTGAGAACCTTGAGCACCTGCTCCACCTGAAGAACCAGAACCAGAAGATTGACCTTCCTCTCCATCTTTACCTTCACCTTCACCACCCTCTTTATAAGAAGGTGTATCTAAATCTGCTTTCTCTTCATTCTTTTCTTCACCAGGTGTTTTATACTCTTGCTCACCTTCACCTTCTCCATCACCTTCTCCACCTCCAGATGGAACCTTCATTTTCTGTCCATCTTCTGATGAATCTGCTGCTTGATCTGCTTTTGCTTTACCATAAATCTCACCTGCCAATGCACATACTTCTTCAAAGGTTTCAGTTTGTGCAACCTTGTCTACGAATACCTGCTCTGATTCTGAGAAAGGAACCATTGCATAAGGACCAAGTTTGTAATGAAGATTGATACGATCAATGAATAAAACATCATCATAGTCAACATCTTTAACTTCAAAGAAATCTTGATCATTAAGTTCTTTGTAACCTGCATTAAAACTTTTCTTAAGACCAGGATACTTACGCTTCATCAATTTCTCAATGCGAACATCTTCAACGACATTCACATAATCCATTGGACACTGAACATAGTCAGTATAATCTTCGTTAGGAGTGTATAAAGCATGTCCAACCTCATGTCCTACAAGCATATCATATACTTCACCAGATGCTTTCTCCCACTGAGGAAGTTGAAGTACCCTACGATCTACGTCAAAAGATGCAGTCTGGATATCTCCTCTATGCTCAACAATAAGATTCTCTGTTGCTAGAAGTCTTGCGAGATTTCCTTTGATCTCTTGTCTTGTGATTTGTCTGTAACTGTCGTAGTACATGCGTTTCTTTATTTGATATACCTAGTATACACAGAAAATCATGCTAGCCAACCAGTGCATGTGTCACTTCGTGAACTGTCTCCTCTAGTCTGGAGAAGTTCTTATCTTTGGTCACATTGATAGTTCTGTCAAACTTATCATTCAATGCTTCCTTATGACTGATCACAAATACATTTGTGCTATCATCGAAATTACGTAAGATCCAACCAAGATCAGAAGCACCAGATTGGTCAAGAGAGCTGTCAAAGATTTCATCTAGAATAAGAAGGTTTGTATCCACGCTATTCTTAAGCTTAGCAACGCTTCGCCAAGTAAGCAACAATGCTATATCGATACGTGCCTTTTCTCCTTCACTAAAAGACTCATATGTAAACACGTCCCTATATCTAGACTTAATAGTTTCTTCAAAGTTCTCATCTAAAGTAAAATTAACATAGAAATCCATACTCTGTAAGAACTGATTAATCATCTTATTCATTGTAGGAAGATAAGTCTTAATGATTCTAGTCTTAATACCACTGTCCTTTAACAAAGCAGTAGCAGCACCAAGAACATCTCTGTCCTTCTTACAGTTAGTATTATTCTGTCTTACTTCTTTCTTCTCATTTACAAGAGTCTCAAGTTTAACAAACTCTGCTTTCTTATCTGGATTAGAACCTTCAAGATCTTTGATCTCCGCTTGAACATCAGTGATAGACTTACGAATGGAAACCAACTTATAGTTAACCTGATTCATAGATGAATTAACATCAGTAATGTTCCTAGACAGTTCTACAAACTTTGTATGTCTTTCTTTCTCTTGTTCTATAGCTTCCTCTAACTCAGACTTACCACTATTCATATCATTGATCTTTGTTTCCAAAGCACCAGTCATAGCAAAAGCAAAATTCTTTTCTACCTCTTGATGACAAGTAGGACATTCTTCATTCTCTTTAAAGAATTTGTGCTCCTTCTCACACGTCTGTAACTTTTGTTGTAATTTTATTAAGATAGTATTTAATTTACTGAGCTTGTCAACAGATTGTGCATAATTCTCCATTTCTTTATGCAACAAGTGAGCTTCTTTTGCTAAAATCTCAATTTCTTTCGTTGACTGTTCATTTTCTGTTTCATACTCTTTTATCTTTTCTTCTTTTTTTACTATCTCTTCTTTGTTCTTCTTCTCCAAT